CGCCAGGAGGCAAGACAGTAACCTTACCAGACCCGCCAGAAGCGGGGAGGAAGTTACTTATTGTGCACAAGAAATGGGATGGCGATTTGACTATTAATTGCAACTCTGCTATTAGCACAGCAGGAGAAAACCAAATTACTTCAGACAAAGACGGCTCGTGTATAGAGCTGGTGGCGATAGAGTATGGCGGGGTTCGCCGTTGGCGTGTCGTCGGGAGAGATGGAATGAACCTCGGCACGCAGTAATGGAGAGAATAAATGCGAGAGCTACTAAAACAGCTTCGGGAAGGGAAGCTGAAGCCGATAAAGAAGGTTACAGTAGGTACTGTTGCGTGCAGCCTTGTCTACCAAGGGAGGCAGGTGAGATGCTACCGAGGAGAGGACTGGAAGGCTGCTGTCAACACCGACGATGACGAGAAAGCACTGAAAAGTCTACAGAAGCAGATAGAACATGCTAAGGAGGCGCGGAATGACACTCTTCCGCTCCAGTATCGAAGCGGCAAACTTCTCTGATTGGGACGGCTGGTGGGCTGATGACGGTATCTTCATGGAGAGGACGAAAGACGCAGCCTACCCGCACAGAGGCGCTTATGGTTTGCGTGTTACCTGCTATACGAATTATAGATGCGGATATCTGTGGCAGGAGCTGAACAAGGAAATAGCCCCACAGGAAACAATCTACTTCTCGTTCGCTCTACGGTTTCCTGAAAATCCAGAGCACATCGTCCGTCTCCTCGAGTTTAAAGATGACAATTGGAGTTGGTCGTATACTCTCTACTTGCTCCCCGAAGGGAAGCTGTGGCATCTTGCGATGAATGACGGCGGCTCAGCTACAGGCAAAGTTGTAGATGCAGTAATAACTGGAGAGCCACACTGGATAAATATCGCTGTATGGAGAGCGTCGGCAGATGGAGCGGAAGATGGCGGATGTCGCGCTTGGATTGATGGAGTGTCAGAGACAGACTATCTTGATAATCTCTCCAACTATGGAGCAGTAGATTTGATAGAGGAGCTTAAGTTCGGAGTTACCGCTTACTCCTGCCCAGGCTTTGTAGTAGATTTAGATGAGTTGTATGTAGGCGGTAAGCCGGTCAGACCGCCCTTGCCTGTTGGTAAGGTATGGAAGTAAGGAGAGAGGAGATGAAGAAACTTTTAACCATTTTAATCCTCTGTTTGTTCCTGTCCGGGTGCACGATAGTCGCCTCGCCTGAGTGGAAGTCTGCAATCCACCAGCATGCGACGATCACTAAGATCCTGGCGGACAGGGCAGAGGAAGGTAAGTTGTCGAAAGAACAGATGGTGGATGCTCTGAAGAGTAATGCAAAATTTCTGAAGGCGCTTGACGATGCGGTGCACGGGAGGAAGCCAAATGGAAGTTAACTGGGATAAGTTAGCGGAGAGGCTTAAAGGGGAAGTCAAGTACTTCATTATAACTCACAAGAAGGAGTTGGAGAAGCTATCAGTAGAAGCAATGCTGCAGATCCTCGAAGCCGCGCAGGCAGGACAAGAGAGGGAAGTAATGCGCATCTACTGGACGAGCTGCGGCAATGACAGGCTCCTGGAGTTACTGGAGAAGAGCGCAGAAGAAGCCGAGAAGCTTGCTATCGAGGAGTATAGAAGGAGAAATATGGCGAAGACCGCTGCGGCAGCGATGGCTTCCCTCGTAGTGCAAGCCGTCGCGGCAGCGGTTGTTTAAGGAGTGAAGAAGATGGAATGGTACAGGAAACCTACAGTTAAGATCATTACCAGAGTAATCCTTTACGGGTTGTCTGCTTTGTGCGCTAAGTTAGGCGTTTCCGCGGCACAGGCACAGGATGCTGCGACGGCGATTGCCGAAGGCGTCGCTTCTCTCCTGTTCCTGTTCATTGGTGCTTTGATCGATAAATGGCATCACAGGAGGGACACCAATGCGGGAAACGATTAAGGATAAGCTGGTCAGGATAGAAACAAAGCTCGACTTCGTGGAGCAGCTTCTTAAAAATCATCTGAAGCATCACTGGATGGTGGAGCTTGCGCTTCTCGGAGCGATAGTGACCTTTGTCCTGAGCAAAGGCTGGAAATGGCTCGTGAGATAGTCTATAAGTACCTCCCTAAGCAGCTGGAGTTTATGCAGCTGTGTGACAGGATCCCGTTTCCCGCGTATATTGGCGGGTACGGGTCTGGGAAGACGCATGTCTTGGTCTTGCAGATATTAAGGGAGGCGCAAAGACCGAGCCTAGGCCTGGTAGGAGCTCCGACATACCGTCTTCTGATGGACACAACGCAGAGGAAGTTCTTCGAGTTGTGTCCGCCGGAGTGGATAAAGAGCTTCATAAAGTCGGAGAACAAGGTTATAATGCAGAACGGTACGGAGATCCTGTTCCGTACCCTCGACGCTCCGGGAAGGCTAACAAATTTGGAGTTAAGTTGGTTCGCTTTGGACGAGGTCGGAGAGGTAGACTTAGACGTCTACAGGATGCTCCAGGGAAGGCTTAGGAGACCGAATAGGTCTCACCACGGCTTCTGTGTCGGGAACCCAGCAGGACCCACGCATTGGACATACCACTATTTCGTCGAGTTAGCGAAGGAGTATCCGGACAGGTATGGTCTCGTCCAGGCATCTTCCTACGAGAATACCTTCCTGGATGAGGAATACCTAAAGGATATGGAGCTATCCTACGAAGTTGGCTCCTTATACTACAGACGCTTCGTCCTGGGAGAATTCGTCACATTCACTGGAGCGTACTGGGCGAACTTCGACCTGAGACCTTACGAGAGAGGCGGCATGGTCCTGAAAGACAAGAGCTGCATAGGCCAGGTACTGCAAGGACCTCCAGCAGCCTGGCACTTCGGGAAGGTCATAGACTTCGGCTATGAGCATCCTTTCGTGTGTATGTGGTATGCTACGGATGGCTACTCCATAGTATTTTTCGACGAATATTACGAGAAGCAGAAAATAATTCGTGAACACTGCAAGAACATTTATGATAAAGAGGAGGAGCACATAAGATTAGGCTACCCGCGCCCTGCATTCGCAATAACAGACCACGACGCGCAAGCGAGGGCGGAGATAGCCAACGCACAGGACGGAGATAAGCATATTGGCTTCTCCTGCATCCCTGCGGAGAAGAAGGTAATGGAGAGTATCCTGTTAGTGCAAACGCTTATCTCCCAGCGGAGATTTTACATTACAGAAGAGTGCAAGCACGCGAGATTGGAGATACCGTCATATAGAGCGAAGCCGGACGTACAAAAGGAGCAGCCTGTGAAGGAGAATGATGATACGTGCGACTGCGTCCGGATGGCTTGTTGGATGGAGATGCGGCAAACTCCTGAGGTGCCGAGAGTGACTGAGCCTCAGTTCGTAAGAGAAGAAGAGCCGGAGATAGTCGACTTCGATGATTTGATAGAGATACCGCGATGAACAAGAAGCATCCAGTCCTGGACAATTATGACAAGGTCCGTCAAGAATTTCTAACGAGGACCATTGTAGGAGAGACGCCGAGCAGGCCTATAACGGACCCGCACGGCTTCTACCTGCAGAACCCGAACTTCCTCTTTGAGCGGTATGCAGGTGTCGACAAGCTCTTCCATACTCTAGTAAAGAATGTTGTAGAGGACCCGGACTTCGCCCTCAAGAAGGATCCAAAGGTCTACGAAAGGATGCTCCGGGATCCTCAAATCTATTACTGCTTGGGAGTTCGGAAGAGCGCGGTATCTTCCCTGGAATGGCACATAGCTCCTCCTGAAGGGATGGAGCAGGATGAAATGGCACGGCGGATCGCCAACGAATGCAACAAGAGACTGAAGAGAGCACCTCGTTTTGAGGAGTTGATCGATAATATCATGGACGCTCTCCTACCGGGAGTGTCTGTGAATGAGATAGTCTGGACCTACGACAAGGATAAGGATCTCTACATCGTGAAAGACCACTTCCCGGTGAACAAGGATAGAATCCTCTTCGACAAAGACGGGAGACTAAAACTAAAGCAGCCGGGGAAGTGGCAAGGTGAATATGTTCCGCCTTACAAATTCATTGTACATGTAGTGAACCTTGCGGACGGCTCCTGGCAGAAGCCTCACACTATCGGATACTCCTACTACGGAAGAGGCTTAGCTGACACTCCGCTCTACCACTACTTCTACTTCAAGATGATGGCTCTAAGATATTACATGAAAGCGATGGAGCGGAATGCGTCTCCTGTGAAGATCTTCTACTCCGGAGCGCAAAACACCTTGATGGCTAAGAAGATGGCTTCTATCCTGACCGCTTTGCAAAATGACTCCGTGGTAGGAATACCTGGGAAGAAAGGAGACATGGCTGTCGATATCCTGAGGCTTGTAGGACAGCCTGCTCTCTTCACCAGCTTTATAGAGTATATTGATAAGCTGATTACCAGGACAATCCTGTTCCAAGAGCTGATGACAGAGATGCCTGCTGTCGGCTCGTATGCCGCCGCGCGCGTGCATGCTTCCGTTTTCGCAAGAATAAGCGCGCTGGATAGAAAAAAGGTAGAAGAGACTCTCACCAGGACCTTGGTAAGGTGGGATATACAGCTCAACTATCCGCAGCTGAAGGAAGACTACTACCCCAGGTTCCGGTTTAAGGAGAGCGCGACGTTAGACACCGCGGCTTTCTTACAGACAGTTCAGATGGCACTGGATTTAGGCTTGGATGTAAGCGAAGCGCAGGTAAGGGCGGCTACTGGATTGCGTGCGCCTGGTCCTGGCGAGAAGTCAATGCTGGATCTTGTGAAAGATGCCCGGAAGAAGCTCGAAGAAGAGGAAGGAATACGACCCGAAGTACATCAGAGAGTACCTGAAGGAGCTGAGACAGCATAAAGTTCCCTTCCAGGTACAGATGCAGTTCCTCTCCCGTATCTACGGCGGGAAAGGCGGCTATACCTCCGAGGAGCTGTACAGGATTGCTACAGGCAAGAAGCCGAAAGGCGGATACTACATATACCCTTTGGTGAAGAATGCTCCGCCGGAGGTGAATAGAATACTGCAGGAGACATATAGACGGCACAGAAAGAAACACGAGAAGCTGATAAGAGAAGGGAAGATGACCCCTCAGGAGTCCAAGAAGATAGCTGCAATAGCTGCGTGGAATGCTGTGAGAAGAAGAGGCTATAGAAGGGTCATGAAGCTAGTCCCTGTATGGACAAGGAGTAAATAATGAGTATAGCAAAAGGAATAGGCTTGATGGCAAAAGGAGCAGCAGTAACTGGCGCTGCAGCGGCAAAAACTGCCGGGAAGCTGGCTGCTCTGAATGTTCCTTTAGGTACTCTTCTTGGGCTCTACTTAGCCCCCAAGCTGTGGAAGAAGCAGAAATATGCTGCGCGCGGCTCTGTATGGAGACAGTTGGAAGCTGCTGCTATAAAAGCGTGGAGACGCAGTCATCGTCTTGCCGAGAAACGCCTCCCTGTTGGGATGGTAGTTCCTCCTACATTAGCAGGCGCATACCTTGGGAGAAAGATTATGGGGAAGAAATACTCGCTGGAAGGAGTTAAGAGATCAGCGAAGTATCTAGGCAAGGAGATAGCGGAAGCGGCTCTTATAAAAGCCCCTTTGGCGGGTCTCGCGACCTGGTTCTGGATAAAGCTCTTAGGGAAGATACCTGACGTACAGGTCGACACAGAGGAGATTGGGAGAAAGCCCCTCGGCGCCTACATGGCGATGATGGACACGATAGAGAAGTATGGAGCTACTTTCTCTCCGGCTTTCCTAAAGGAGTTGCAGCAGAGACTGTCCCAAGCCATTAACAGGACCGCGCTGAGAAGTGCAAGAGCCCTCCTTCTCTTCACCTTAGGGTATGTCGCAGGAATTAGGTCAAGGAAATACATTTTGCCGGACCAGAGGATTTATGTGGAGCCGCCGAGAGAATATTCTCTCCCCGCTGCTCTGAAGCTGGGATGGAAATATCTTGGACCAGCTGTCAATTTAGCGGAAGCCGGTTATCTCACGAAGTCTCTGGTGAAGAGGGAGAGGTGGTTCCCACAGGAGCAGTATCAGTTAGGAACAGCGCTGAGGTTCCTCAAAAGCCCTAAGTTCCTATCGACGTGGAGCAAGGTAGGAAAGCACGCAGGGACAGCAGCCAATGTTCTCTTCGCAGGGCAGATGATTTCAGAGTTCATGCCCAGGAAGCGGCCGCAGTACTACCCGCAGCAGTATTCCTGGAACAAAGCATGGAAGATCAAGATAACACCGAAGCAGAGAGCAGCGATAGCTGCTGCGGTTGCTGCTGCGTTGACCGCAGGTCCCGCAGGCTACATCCTAGGCTCCAAGAGATTGAAGAGAAAGGTGAAGGAGGCTATCGGTGAGTAGTGCAATTATAAAAGTTGTTAGACCAAAGTCAGCATACCGCAAGAAGCTAGCGGATGCTTTGCGGGCACTTCGCCCTATGCATAGATTTGTGAAGGAAAACTTACCATATCCTTGGATCATAGCGCAAGGAGCTGTCCGCACGGTTCCGTTTGCAGCTCTCGGGTACGTTGCAGGAAAGCGCGGGAGAAGAAGAAGAACGCAACACTATTCTCGCGCTGCTTCGACTTTAAAAGCTTGGGAGCGCGGGCGGCGAATGTACAGGGATATGATATGGAGGTCCCGTCTCGCGCGCGTCGTGCTCCACCCGCTTTTCACCTTGTTAGCACCTTCTGCTTCCGTCGCCATAGGCGCACGCATAGGTGCCCGGAAGGAAAAATATGCACTGAAACCGTCGAGAAAGTGGGCAAAGCGAATACTCGCTATAGAAATAGGCAGAACGAAAGGCAAAATCCTACCTCTGCTGAGAGACCCTGCATACAGGAGAAGGATAGCACAGGAACTGAGATGGCTACGCCACGAAAAGAGGTGGGTGCTGAATAAACGAGGGAAAATTATATCAGCTTTGACCCCTCCCGCCGCTTTCGTCAGCGGGGTAGCTCTCGGCGCACTTACGACAAAAACAAAGAAGTATGCGGCGCCTTTCACAAAAGAAATAAATACTATACGCGGGCTAGGTATCAACCTCAGACTAGCACAAAAGAAGATAATCCCTCGTGGCTTCAAGATAGCTCTCGCGTCGGCGGTACCCCTATATATCGCTGGAGCAGTAGTGGGACGAAAAATAAGGAGAAAGAAGCATGCATAGATACGCACTACCAGTATTAGCGAGAACTACAGCATTAGCAAGAGTGCCGCGTCTAACAAGACGCGTTCCCTGGACAAGACGTCTATGGGCTACCTTACGGAAACCGAAAGTGGCTCTCCCGCTAGCAGCGGGTGCAGGATTCATAGCGGGCAGAGCTTCAAAGGAATATGCTCTACGGTATGCTAAGCTCCCGAAATTTATAGCGAGAAGACTGCGTAGACGACTGGCGAAAAAGCTGATCAAGAAAGCCGGAAAAGAAGCTGCCGCTGCAGCTGCGAAAGGTCTGATTACAGGTGCAGGCGTCTACGGCGGTTACAGGGTCGCTAAGCGCCTTGCAGAGAGAAGACAGTATGCTCTCTCGTCAGGTATATGGGAAGGTCTTCCCTACGTGAGGAAAAAGGGACCTATAGCCTCCCTCATTCCTATGCCCAAATACCTCGAAAGAGTCCTAGATCCTGAGGCGCAGAAGTGCTACTCCTTGAAGAAAAAAGACATCCTCAAAGTCCTGGGGATAATTGCTCCTTCTGCAGTAGCTGGAGCTGCTGGCGGATACCTCGCAGGAAGAAGACGGGAGAGACTGCGGATCGGAAGGAAGATATTGAGAGAGGCCGGCATAGATCTTCCAGAGGGAGCCCTTGGACAGCAGCCGCGCTTCGGAAGAACAATTCTCGAAAGTCTCATAGGTGAAGAAGAATGACAGAAAAGGAACTAAGCCAAGCCGCCAGAAGGATATTGAGAAGGGCGTTAGCAAGACACGCTAAGTTCGGACCTACGCCCGAAGGAAGGGAAGCTGCCAGGCGTCTCTTCCGGGAGTGGAAAAGAGCTGGATGGGGTTTCTGGGCTATTCGGGATGCTGCTCGTCGCGAATCTCGGAGAGCTGCTGGGAAATTCCTGAAAGCGACAAGAGAAGCTGCAGAGAGGGCGGCCAAAGCAAGGAGAAAAGCCATGCTTGGCGCGGCGGCAGTCTTCGTGCCGTCTGCTGCAGCTGGAGCAGCTACGGAAAAGTATCGGTTAACTCCCTTCTGGAAGGCGCAGGTAAGGAGAGCTTTAAAGAAGCTCGGTAGGAAACCGACAGGAGAGGAATTGAGGAGGCTGATAAGAGAAGCAAGACGCTTGCAGAAACAGGCAGCACGCGAGGTCAAGGAAGCTGCTGGACCGCTCCGCAGAGCATTCCGCACAATGCACGCGGAGAGGTTGGCCGAAGAAGCGGCTAGGTCCGCGGAGTCCTTGGAGCGGAGTGCCAGGAGATGGAAAAAGGTAATTCCTCTGGCCGCTCCAGCAGGTTTTGGAGGCGGCTATCTGGTAGCATCGCAGACGAGCAATGACAGAGGAGTGCTGAAATGAGACCCTTCCGAAGATTTCGCTTATGGCTAAAAGGCGCAGGCGCGATGCGCAAGAAGCCCATACGCGAGGCGGTTATGAGCGCCACGAAAGGCTTCACAGGAGCTGCAAGACCTCCTGCAATGAGAGCGGCGCGTCTAACCGCAAGACGTCTCCTTGCACAGAGGAGAAGGAGGTTGCTGAGAAGAGTAGGTGTAGGCGTAGGCGTCCTCGGAGCAACAACAGCAGCAGCCAAAATGAAAGGAAGGACCTTGTTCCCAGAACCGCCGAGCGTAGAGGCAATGGAACGCGGGTACGGACCTTACTACGAGAACCAGGAAAGGGTAGAGATGTACCCTTTCGTAAGCGAAGCTCAGAGACGCTGGATGTGGCTGCATCACCCAGAGATGGCGAAGAGATGGGAAGAGCACACACCTAAAGGGAAGAAACTGCCGGAAAGGAAACATCCTGTGAAGTGGGTGTGCCCAAGATGCGGCCATACGACCATGGCACTAAAGCAGCCCACTTGCAGCAAATGCGGAGTGAAGATGAAAGAAGTCCTGAAAGTGCAGCACGAGATAGTTGAGAAAGCTATCTCCTATGGAATAGCGAGGAGAGTATGAAAGTCAAGATACCAAAACCACCAGAGCTAGACCCGGAATGGAAGAGACTGTACCTCTCCTCTCTCCAGGTTTTGAGCGGGCGGGATGCTGACGACCCTGAAGCGAAGAAAGCGATCAAGCTCCTACGAGAGCTCGACGCTGCGCTGTTCAGGACAGGGAGAGGCGGGTGCTGGATACCTGAGCCTGTCGACGGGAGGTATCCGGAGATAGATACTACAAAAATGAGTCTCAGCACCCTGAGCAGGGCGATAAGGAAGAAAGCGGAGAACAGGGAGAGGGAGTGGAAGCACCTCAGACAGTACCAGTACGAAGATGTTGACACAGAGAAACTCAAAGGCTATTTTGCGATGCTACTGCGGCAGCTAAAGTTAGCGCGGCAAGGAAGAGGGAGGGAAAGTATAGACATAAGAAAGAAACTCTTCGCGGTAGCGGATGAATTGGAGAAGAGAGGAGTGCAAGTGGATATTCCAGAAGCTGTTCCTATGAGGTACTCCCTCACACTGCCGAAGGACTGGCCAGACGCGTACGCGGAGGCATTGAGGAGGTTCGCGACAGCTACCAGTCCTGTGGAGAAGTCGAAGGCTGCCGGTGATTTGGCAATCCTCTCGCACGTCGCAAGGATGTGCGGAAGAGGAAAGCCGTGGTATCCGAAGAGCACGGATGTGACAATAGACCCGGACAAAATCTCTTTGCAGAAGATAAAGCGAGCCGTCAGGGCGAATACTTCGCCGAAGATAAGAGCCAGAACCTGGCGCTCTATCCTACGAGAAATTTCCCCTGGTACTGAGCTGTGGCGGGAAGCTGCTCCTGAGACAGCTCAGTACGAGAAGGAGATTGAGATACCGAAAGGCTTCGGCAAGATACCTCCTGGCTGGAACGCAAGGAGATTGTACATAGAACTGAAGAAGATGGGTCTGTCGGACATAGACGCTCTCGCACAAGCGCTGACGGTAGCTCCCTGGACACCCGGGCGGACATCGCGGTACCTGGGCGTTGTCACTCCAGCGGAGCTTAAGAAGAAGCTCACAGGACGCCACAGACCCACGCTAAAGGATGTATCGCCGGAGGAATGGGAGATGGTGGGATTCCAACCTCTGAAGAGATACGAAATTCTGTGCTACGCGGAAGGCGAAGAAGCCGGCCGGGAGTGGATAAAAGCGCATCCTATCTACTCTCGGTGGAGGTATTTTTGGAACAGACTGAAGAGGAAGCTAGGTCTGATAAAGAAATCCCTCCAAATGGAAGCTCTACCAGCGATAAAGAGGCAGATGGCTATCCAGACCCTTGCAGCTCTGCAAGGAGAATTGCCGATGCCGTCTCTGATGGTAGGACATACTCCTGTGACGAGACAAGGCTTCTTCGACTTCCTGCAAAGCTATCCGAATGTACAGCTAAGAGCAATGCGCAAGAAACTGCTGCAGAGAGCGGCAGTAGAGAAGGACCCGGCTGTTCAGAAGGAGCTGAAGAAACAGGCAGCACGAATAGAAGCGGAGCTAACTTTGAGAGGAGCTCCGCTATAAAATCCTTGAACCCTGCTTCCGAAACATTTATATTCGAGGGCAGGAGGAAGGGAAATGAAGTTCAAGATTGAACCTGAAGACGGCGGGTACTTCTTCACGATAAAGGAAGTACCCATCTTCAAGACGCATACTGATAGAGGCTATATTTGTGACGACCAGTGGATGCGGGATGCTATCCGCAACCACCAGAAGGACAAGGAGAATGACTGGCTTCCTGTTGTCATCATTGGGCACAACAGGAAGCACCTAGGAGAGAAAGAAGCTATCGGTTTCGTTGACAACCTGAAGTATGACGAGAAAAAAGGAATTCTGTATGCTGATCTGGTACACATCCCCGCGGAGTACAAAGAGAAGATACTCAAGAACGCTTATCCAAGTCGCTCCGTGGAGGTGTTGCCAAAGTCGCGTAGGATACTGGCGGTAGCGCTTCTTGGAGGAACTGCTCCTCACTTTGCGCTGCCCCAGATGAGGTATAGTCACAAGGAGAAGTCGGTGTGGATACCTTATGAGGAGAGTGATGAGATGGAAAACAAAGAGGAATTTGACGAAAGGACGGCAACTATTGCGTACGAAGCGGCACGTCAAGCTGTAGAGGACGCTCTCGCAGAAGATGAGGGAGTGGAAGTCTACGAGCTGACGCCGGACGAAGCGTACGAGCTGTACGAAGAATACGGCGACGAGCTGGAATTCTTCGAAGATCCTGTTACAGGCGAAGTATACACTATCGGCGAGGACGGTGTATACTATGCCTGGCCGCGTGCAGTCTGGTCAGCTATTAAACGTGCTGCGAGAGCAACAGGACGAGGAATTTCCCGAGGAGCAAAAGCCGTAGGACGAGGCGTCGCGGCAGCTGGAAGAGGAATAGGACGAGGAGCTGCCTGGACCGGCCGTAAAATCGGCGGAGGTGCTGCAGCTGCCGGTAGAGGCGTTGCAGCTGCTGGCCGCGCAGCAGGAAGAGGAGTAGGCCGGGCGACACTCAGAGTTGCTGGCGTTCATCCTGCTTTTTGGGATTTCCTCTCTACAAAACAGAAAGCAGCTATTCTAGGAACAGTAGGCGCGCTAGCAGGTTCTGTCCCTGCTTCTTACATCGCCGGAAGGTATGTAGGAAGGAAAAAGGGACTATCGAGAAGTCGCGGTATCGGAAGAGTAGCGCGTGCTATTGGCTTAGGCGCAGCAACACTCGCGGCCCCTATCCCAACAGCAGCATTCCTCGCCGGAAGGATGAGAGGCGCTGCAGAGAGAAGACAGCGGCATGAGTTAGACGAGATTCCGGAATACTACGAAGAAGACTATCCGGAATTCTACCTCGACATGGAGACCGGTCAGGTCCTCGACTATGACGGAAATGAGGTAGGTGTCGTGGTCCCTACCGCGCCGGATTCTCCAGAAGACTTGCCCTCGTCTCCTAAACCTGTGAATCCTAACCTCAAGATAAACCCTGAGGATGTAGGGGAAGAGGCTGACGAGGAGACAGGCCTGGAGAACCCGGTAGGCGAGCCGGAGACTGACCTGATTGAGGAACTGGAGCCGCGTGAAACGGCCGAAGGAATTGAGGCCAGTGAGCTCTTTGAGGATCCTGTGAATTATGAGTTACAACGCAAGGTTGAGAAGCTCGAGAGAGCCAACGAGCTCCAGAAAGCGGCTCGCCGACGCGAACATTACGAAAGCTACTTGAAGGAGAAGAAAGCACAAGGCTATCCTGTTGGCGACATCGAGGCGACAGTGGATTACCTCATGTCGCTCACAGAAGAGCAAGCAGAACAATACATGCAGCTGCTTGAGAGACAGCCTCGTATTCCTCTCGGGAAGACGCCCGATAGGGTACAGTCTTACGAGATTGGTGAAGCGATAGAAGAAGCCGAGTCTGACTACGAGAGAAACAAAGAGGTGTACGAGGCTATGGGCGTAACGCCTGAAGATCTGCAAGCAGCTGCGTGGGTTAGAAACGGACCTAGCTTTAGGAGCGCATAATGCTTACCGGAAACATAGGCTCAACGCTCACCGCTAAGTGCGGCAACATCCAGACCTACAAGGTCGGCTCCCAGCACATCTGGCGTGGAGCCACCGTAGCCGTACACTTAGATGACGGCTTAGCCTACCCGGCTACGGACAGCGACGAAGGTCATCCTGTCGTCGTAGGCGTGGCACTGGAGGAAGGGAAGCCGGGAGGGGAGGTCAGAGCAAGGAACGACCTCAAGTACAAGAGGTCAGCGGCCAATCCCTCCCAGAACTGGGTAGGCAAGTTAGCTTGCGTAGCGGACGATGAGTCCGTACAGCTTCCGTCGACGGCTGTCGCTAAGATAGTCGTCGGCAGGATAACCGAAGTTGAAGAAGACGGCGTATATGTAGACTTCCAAGACAGACCTGCAAGGGTCGCTACGAGCGATTACGATTAAGGAGAGTAGAAGATGGCTGGTGGAAACAAAGAGGTTAGTGTAAAGCTAAAAGGCGACATTGTCGCTCTTCCTGTGGCTGCCGACGAAGAAATCTTCAGAGGTACATGCGTCTGCATCAACACAGACGGCTACGCGGTAGCAGGAGATGACGCAGCAGGCCTCGTCTTCGCCGGTATCGCTGAAGAGCACGTCAAAAATGACGGAGATGCTGGAGATAAGTGGATCCGCGTCCGCACACGCGGTGACTTCGAGATGCTGCTCGAGGAAGAAAAGACTGTACCGTCCATGAACGGTGTCGCGGTCTACCTTGCAACGAAACAGACCGCAACAGCCGACGAGACGGTCAATACTGCTGACAAGACGGACAACGACGTCTTGATCGGCTATGTCGTGGAGCACATCTCCACTACGAAGGTGCGAGTTCGTGTCAACACATTCACGCATGAATAATAGGGAGGTAGGAAGATGATAGCATTTGACATGAATGTTATAGAACGTGGCGTGCGCGGAATCTTCGCTCGTGAGTTCATCACGAGACAGAGAAAAGCGAAGTACCCGCTGTTCTGCACTATCGTCGACAGCGACAAGAAGGAAGAAAAGTATAATGCCATTTCAACCCTTCCGACGCTGTCGGAGATGAAAGACGAGAGGAAGCTCGCGGGCTTCTCAGAGTACACCTACACCATCACCAACAAGGTGTACGCAACTGGGATCAGGGTCCCGCGGACGCTGTTCGAATTTGACCAAACAGGACAGCTCCGTACCCTGGTTCAATCTCTGGGGGCTCGCGTAGCTAACTTCCCGGACAAGCTGATCTGGGCTCTGATAGCAAGCAACGACACTTGCTATGACGGCTCGAAGTTCTTCTCAACAACCCATGACCTCGGGAACCATGTGGAGCAGTCCAACATCGTAGAAGGACTGTTGACCAACTCCTTGCTATCCGCAAGCACGAAAGAGGACAGGGATAATGCTATTGCAGCAGCACAGATCTCTGTCAACAAAGCTATCGCGCGGATGGCGGAGTTTGAAGACGACAGAGGAGAGCCTTGGCACGACGACATAGAGCCTGAGAGCTTGATCATCCTCTGTCATCCGGAAGCAAGGTTCTTCATCCGTTCGGCCGTCGAGGCTGCTCAGATCAACGCGACCGGAAACTTGATGCTGAAGCAGGTTGGGAAGGTCCTGGCTATCAACCGTCCAGAGATCTTCAAAGATTCTGGCGGCACGGTCAGGAAGGGAACGTTCTACCTGCTGAAGGTGGATACTCCGATACAGCCGTTTATCTTCCAACGCTTCGGTCCGAAGGTCAACTTCCCGGATGTAATTCCGGAAGAGGACAAGGCTGCACTCCAAGCTCTCCAGGCTGTAGAGGTACAAACGATCATGCGGACGGGCTCCGACATTGACGCTATGACCTTCTTCAACGACGAGTTCTTCTTCGGAGCACGCGTCATCTACAGCGCTGGGTTTGGAATGTGGCAGAACGCTGTACGGGTGGACGCTAACGACGCAGAATGATCACAATAGATGACATAATGAAAAGGTACGACTCCTCGTACGTTAGAAGCCTCGCGGAAGACGAGGGAGACACTGGCGAGGAGTGGCAGGACAGAATTAATGCGCTTATCGCGTCAGCGGAGGCTGAGGTAAAGAACATGCTCAGTCTCCAGTACTCCGAAGAGGAGTTGGAAAACAACGACGCGATAAAGGCGATCTGCGTCGCACTGACAATGTATGCGCTGGAAGGGAGACGAGCTGGCAGGCATACACAAGCCGTTACGAATGACTACAACCAGGCGAGAGCGCAGCTACAGATGCTCCGCGAAGGAGAGATGAAGCTTCACAACGTGCCGCAGCTCCTCCCTTCCGTCTCTCCGGAGGAGCCTGGTCACGACTACTTAGGGTCAGGCTTCTTCGACGGGCTACCAGGAGTTGACGAGGAATGGCAGACATAATAGTACCAGGACCGTGTACCATTCACTGGGCAGGAAATGACCTAGGCGCAACGAAGTCTGGGATTGTCATCCGGGCTACCGTCACCTGGGAGCCTATAACATACGATGGCACAGGAGGCGTCCCTGCGGATTTCCTCCTGACAGCTAAAGAGTGCACAGTGGAAACGGTCCTGGTGGAGCCGGACAAGATAAAAGCAGCCGCTCCCTGGATAGACAAGCTTCTGAAATTTGATCTTCCAGGACGGCTAGGCTCTGACGAAGCTGGGAAGCTGGAAATATACCACCGCGGAGACGCAAATCCCTCCTGGGTAGCGGACAAAACCATACCCAGGATAAGCAGCAACATAATGCTCAGCTCAACGCAGGAATTTCAGCTAGGTGTCTCCTTCCTCGTCATCCCGCAATGGGTAGACGACCACTGGGAGCTATTTTCTAAGGTAGGCGTGTGATGTTTCACGTACCAGGACCGTGTAAAGTAGAGTGGAACGATCTTGATCTGGGAGTATGCCGAGCAGGTGTTACTATAACACCTGCGTCGCAATGGTCTCCTATCTCCTACGACTTAGGAGGGAACAGTCCTTTAGACTTTATTTTCGCAGGGAAGGCGGCTACTTGCCATCTCGAAGCGCTGGAGCCTGCGAAACTAGATGCTATGTGGGATGCTATAGGCGGCTTATTCGCTATGGAGCCAGGGACACTGGCTAGCGAAGTGGGGAAGGTTTTGAAGATCACAGAAAGGGACGGCTCCGTATGGCAGGCGGACTGCTCCGTGCCACAGGATCCTGGACAACTGGTACTGGTATCTACTTCGGAAATCATAGTGCCAGTCGCCTTCCTTATCATACCGAAGTGGCAAAACAATAGATGGGAATTATTCTCTACTGTTCCGAGTTACTTGGAGACCGCATGATGTTGGACCTGGATGCTGTAAATATACCGCCGTTCAAGGTAAAGTTCCGAGGAGAGGTATATGAATACGACGCCTTAGAGCTTCTCTATGAAGCACAGAAGCTCGACGGACTAGGACCAAAAGAGGTCGCAGAAGCAGTGACGCGGATGCTGAAGCTCCCAGCTCCTCTCACTCCGGCACAGGCGTTCGCCGTAGGGAAGGAGCTGCAGGAGTTTTTGAAGCAGCACGAGGATAAACTAAAAAAAGTTTTCGGAGCGCAGCTCTCCTGGCATACTATTACGGGATCAAACCAGGAGAGCTCAGCGCAAAAGAAAGAGTAGGACTGTTGTTGAATATCGACATGATAAGAGAGCTTCAGGTATCTACACTGCTCGAAGCTTTTGTTAGGGCGTTAGAAAATGTTATTGGACTACGACAAGCTGTTCGACGCTCTGAGGAAGCTGGTTAAGTGGCATAACTGGATAAACTTCCTGCAAACAGAGGAGGTAAATGCTTGGCGGACGCTTCCGAAGATGAAAGAAGAAACAGGTGTAGAGGGAGATGTGTCCGCAAACCTCCTTGATGAAATAGATTCTCTGCTGGAAGGGTATGAAGAAGATTTACACGCCACGCACGATGCTCTGCTGGATAGCCTCGCGGCGGTTATGGAGATTGACGGGCAAACGATCCGGAAACGGACGCTGGAGATAGCTCCTGACGATGTGGATGGAGAAACCGTAAAGGCGGACCCGGACAATGTAGGGGACGGCTCTTTAGTATTCAGACAGGAGGAAGAGGAGAATTTAAAGGAGGACTGGATCAGGATAGTATGCACATCTCCCGGCGTTTTTCAGGCGACGTCTGCTAATGTAAGCGAGACGCTCTCCACTGCATATGAAAATATGCTAACTAATGGTACGTTTGATTCTTGGACGGATGATGAGTTGGATAATTGGACATTGAAGGAAGGAGAGTATGGAGTAAACCTCCAGAAGTCGACGGACGCTCACCGCGGAGATGCTTGCATAGACTCTATAACAGGGAGCTGGCGTTTAGTCCAGGAAGTCTCCATGGCCGCGGACAAGAGGTATGTTGTGGGTATATGGCTAAAGAAGGAAGAAGGAGCTACCGGACATCTCTACCTGGAATTAGTGGATGAAAACCTAAACAAGATAGCGGACGACTACCTGGACATAGACGTGAGCTCCCTCAGCACCGGCTGGACCCTCCACTTCTTCACGTCTAAAGCCCCGACCAACCTTGCTACTGCTGCGTACCTGAGCATCAGGCTGGCGAACCAAGGGGGAGCTCACGTCTACCTTGATACATGCCAGATGGCGGAAATGATCCTCGTAAACGGAATATACTTCGCTTTGCTCGAGGGGAGCAAAGGATTTGGGATAGGAGACAAATTCGGAGGAAATGTAGGGGATGGCGTCTGTATACAGGCGAAGAGGTATACGAAGCATACAGCGACAGAGGATTCCAATGATTATGAATTGGTATTCTCCGGGAATGTCGCAGGAGATTTCCCTGTAGGAAGATATATACAGCATCCTGATGAGAAGACTTGGCACAGAATAACAAACGTTGAAGCTGGTCCTGTCACTACAGTAACGGTAACTCCTGCGTGCACCGGAAGCTGGGAGAATAAGGAAGTTTGTGCTGTAGAGGAAGGCTTCATACAGAAGTTCTTGGTAGAACAGTATGGGAAGACACTTCCCTCTTCACACACGCCGACGCAGGAGGATCCTGAATGGTAAACATAATGAACAAGATAGTAGATATCTTGAAGCAGAATATAAAGGATGCGAAGATATACCTCTCGCCTTCTCCTATCGTGTATCCTACGATGGAGAAGTACGAGATACAGGTTGTAGACAGAGGCTCCAGTGTTCTGGATCATAATGGCTGTGTCGTAAGAGTAGCTTTTACAGTAGGCGTCGCTCTGTTCACACGTCTTCCCAAGGACGCAGGAGGAAGATACGACAGGATACTGTCAGACACGACGGAAAGTATCCTGGAGAAAGAGAAGAAGGTCATTACATGTCTGGATGGGGAATATCTCGATGATATGCTGGCGCGTCCTCTCGTATACATGCAGGAGAGCGCTGTACAGGAGACAGGACCAGGATTTCTCCTCAAGGTAGTAGAGTTCACAGGCGGGGTAAATAGAGACTTCGGAGGTGAATAATGCCGTACCCTGATATGCCATACGGGCGGATGGAAAGGGCAATGATCTGGCAGTCCCTTTCCGCTGCCGCGTCTGCTGCCATTCCTAGCGGATGGGCTATGCTCAGCGGCGCGTCTGCTGGGCTGGGCGTAGGAAGCATCTTCGGCCCGTTCGCAGGGATGGCTGGAGCTGTCGCAGGAGCTGGTGTAGGCGCTCTCATTGCTGTCTCCCAGAGGCTCGTAGAGGTAGGGAAACAGTTAGTAGAGAAGACTATTACACTGACCAATACCTTCAGCGACGTGTCGCCTGCTTTCGCCCAGATGAGCCTGGAGCAAAGGAGACTAACCACGGAGATAAGAAAGAAGTGGGCGGAGGAATTGGAGCCTACTGCTCGTGCTTGGCATGAGCGAGCGATGGAGTTCAGGAGGAGACAAGCGGAGATAGAAATAAGGTGGCACCGAGCTGTAGGGAGGCTTATAGATGACCTCAAGAATGTAGGATGGCACCTCGCTGACTTCGGACAGAGGGTAGAGGAAGTAGGCGTCAGGGTAGCAGAATATTTCGGAAATGTATATAGACAGCTAAGACGTCTGTGGACATGGAACAGGACGCAAAGAGAGTGGGCGGAGGTCCCGGGTCCTCTAGGAGAGCGCGCGAGAGAGATTTGGACAAAGGAGCGGCTCTTCTGGGAAGCATTCCGCGAGAAGTACCCAGACCTCGCTAAGACGTTGCGCGCCACTCTGATATTCGCAACGGAGACAGAGGGGTTACGAGGACTCAGGATGCTCAGCCGAGCACAGCGCGAGAAGCTTGTAAAAGAACTCGAGGAGGAAAGGCTTGTAGGATATGTAGACACTTCTCTTATTCGTAGAGCAGGAAGCCCAGAGGAGATAATCGCGGCTATCCTCGAGGAGGTAAAGAGGAGAGAACGACAGGAAGAAAGGAGAGAAGGAGTAGGCGTCCCTCCGGTGCGTCCGCAGGTACATGTGAATACACAGGTGAATGTAAAAGCGGATCCAGAGGCGATATCCAGGGCAGTCCAGGACATACACGGTAGAGTAATGGACGCCCTGGATGAGGTAAGAAGAAACCTGGATATGGAAGCTTATATCTTGAGGAAGAATACAGAGTGGACAGTGTAACGTACAGGGTATATGAAGACGGAAAGTATTATGAGTGGCAGTTTACTTACCCGACTGTCACGATAGCGGCAACTCCTGTGCTATCAGGAGTAGGACACAGGAAGTTGCGGTATACGCATTATGTGCTTACGGTAAGATCATACATCTTCGCTACGACGGAAGAGGAGTTATGGAAGCGGATACAGGAAGCAGAGAAGGTACTGAAGAAGAACAGGGGAAGGTTCGAATACGTAGATCCTAGTGGTGGAGAGATCTTTACAGCGGGACCGGACGAGGATATAGGATGGGGTCCTGTTGTAACGCATCTCGCGATAGAAAGGTTCTGGGCAAACAAAGCGGCTCTTATCACCTGGCAACTGGAGACGGATAGAAAGGAGGAAGAGAGGGAGTATGATCTGGTATACACAGTGTCAACGGACATAGATGCTTCTGGCTTCGCTACGCGGACGGTTACCGGCACCCTGCGGATATGGACACAACCAGGAGACAAGGTGAAGGATGCGGATGAGTGGAGAAGGGTTGCGTACGAGAGCTGTCCTATCCCGAAAGGATGGAGGCGGATTAGACAGAGCTACAGGATGGGAGAAGACGGTACTACTCTGGCTTTCGTGCTGGTGGATAGACACGAATCCTACCCGCTTCCGGAAGGCTTTTCAGATGGTAATGTAACGATATCTGTCAGTATGCAGGGAGAGACGCTGCGAGGTACGATACCGGATGTTCCCGGAGAGATATCCATAGACGGGTATCTCAGATTGGCAGCGGACACTATACTGCAGAGGGAGTATAAAATTGGAGACCTGTTAGGCTGGATACCTAAGAAGGTGATGGCTGGGTATCCAGCGGACACTGGAGTTTCGAAGTCGGTATACCTTCTGAGAGCTAATGTAAGTTTTAGCGTGCATGACCACACTCTCAGGTTTGGCTTCAGATTTGGCTTAACGTCTGCGGCTTTAAAGGAGAAGTTAGGGGAGTTGAAATACGCTTCCGCTCTCGAGGAGACGGAATTTGTCTTTAATGAAGTAGCGAGGTGTGCGCGGAGATATATCCTGGAGCTGAGGAAGAGAGCGGATAAAGGAGTTGTCGGGTATTACTATGGAGGACCTATAGGCTGGTGCAAAGCGGCACCGGACCTGATAAATGAGGGGAAGAAAGCTGGAAGAGGACAAGGAGAATGGAGAAAGGAAGGAGGAGCTCCCGGAGGAAAAGAGGAGAAGGAAAAGGAAGTGGATATTGTAAGCTGGAAGGTATGTCACTGGTATAGGGAAGATAGGAGAGTAGTAGTAATACCGTGTGTAGGCGGAGGCGCCGTGACACAGAAAGTAGGAGAGCCTATACTGTACCTCTTCGTAGAAGGAGAGGCGGTAGGAACAAAGGAGCATCCGAAACTGTTTGATTTGCCGTATGCGGAGCAGGATGCGGACAAGGAGGCGGAAGCGGAGGGAGCTGTAATATTGGAGAAGGAAGTGAAGTATCACTCTCCGACTCCTGCAGGATACAGGACGGAGTGGAAGTACAAGATTTTGGTAAGGAAACCGTCTGGGCTGTATGCTCCTACGGAGATGAAGAAGTATGCTAAGCATTAGGTATAAAGGAATACCTTTGGTAGACGGCTTTTTCCGTTCAAGATGCGGAGCTCTCCCGGCTTACGGGAGGTTTAGGGCAAATAATATTGATTTCTTCGGAGAAGCCGGGGACTTAGAGATAGGAGGCCTGGTGATCAAGGATGTCTACGTTTACCAGGCCGAGGAAGTTTTGCCCGGTCTGTGGGATGTTGTTTTCGTAGATAAGAGGGTGCAGTGGTGGAAGCCTTGCGACAAGAATTACAATATGTATAAGCCGGACAGGATACCGGATGGCGATGATTATAAGACGGAGGCGGATTATACTTGGCAGGAGGTGATACAAGACTTACTGCAACAGGTAGGGGAGGATGTTGATGTGGAGGTGAGCTTGCAGTATAGACCTAGGAATATACTCGCTTTGGGCAGACCTATCTACGATGTCTTAGACGAGGTTATGTATAGCCTGGGTCTGGCTCTGGTGGTGGACATGGAAGGGAATGTAAAGGTGAAGGAGATGGGCGGAGGGCATATACCTGACGGCTTGCCAGTCGTCAGAGGCGGGGAGGTTAGAGTGAATGAGGTATGCGGATATGGAGCCAGGGTTGGTAAGGATGGTAGTCCATGGATCAGGACGCAGGGGGACGGGAAATTGATATGGAGCAAGGCTGCTGTTAAAGGGGAGGCTTTACAGAAAGTTGCAGCGGACATGCGGATGAGGAGAGGAGGATATAAGGTAAAGTTAGCGGGGATCTGGGATCTGATAAAATTAGGCTTCGTGGATGTCACTTGGACGATCACGGAGAGAGGAGCATTTACACAGGGACAGGACTGGGCGGATTTAAGGAAGGTAGAGGTTCCTAATGGGTTGTTCAATTACGGGAGTTTTGTGCTACCGCCTCGGTGCTTCCCTGTGAAGGTTGTAAAGGATGACGGGGAGAATGGAGATGGGAATAATCCTTGTACATTTAAGTATACAGTGAAGAGCCTGGATGGTGATATCTTGGGGCAGAACATGACGCCGGAGAGAAGGCGGACTAATGGAGTAGTAAAGGATCCTGGAACTGAAGAGCATATTGGGATAGCATATTATAAGGATGGGCAATTACATTTGTTAGATGCTAACGAGGTACCGGATACTACGACTTGTGAGTGATGGCTGGCGAAGTACAGTTATGGAGTGGTAAAGTATTATTGGTAGATGGCAAAGTAGCTATCGATCCGAAATGCTGTTGTGGTGTCTGTCCCTGTGAAGCTTGTGGTGGAGAGCAGCCGGATGCAGTGGTTAGCGTCGGCACAGGCGGCAGCTGCAACACAGACTGCTGCACAGGAGCTGAAGGTACCTATGAGTTCGTATCGTTCAGCGCGGCGAGCTGTTGTTGGAGATGGAGCAAGCCGGGCAGTACAGAATGCCCTGGTTACGGCTGGTTAGAGTGGAAGCTCCGTATTAGGTGGACAGGCTCGTGGGAGGTAACTATAGAAGGATGGTCCGAGACGGACGAGCTCGTGTGCGTCTTTAGCACAGACGACGCGGAAGGTATCTCTTGTAACTCGTCTTCGGGACATCTGGATGGACAATGTCAGGTGCCTGGGTTAGACAGATCTGGTGTCGGCTATGTCGACTGTTCAGGGTGTATAGCTACGGTAGATTTAGGAGGCTGAGGGATGATAATACTGACGTTGAAGAAGAAACACAGGATAGACGAGAATGAATTGGCTAGGGCGATTGCTATAAGGGAAGGTAAGAAGGAGCAGGTGAATATAGCGCAGATAAAAGAGGTTTTGAAGATTGCTCTGGATATCCTGGGAGAGGAGTTTGAAGGTAACCCTAAAGGTGTGATAGAATTGTTAAGGAGACACTACCATGGGGATTAAGGAAAAGGTTGATGAAGTTGCTGTGATTGTGGACCAGGACGGCAAAGTAGTAGCGGAGTTTCGGGGCTTTGGAGCTGTAGAGGATGCTCGTGCTTTCCTGAACCAGACGGCTAAGATCGATAGGCTACGAGGAGCCGTGATAGAGACAGGGGAGAAAGCTCGCAAGATGCTGGAGAAGAAGTAACCTTACGGATCCTTACGCTTATTGGAAAAGTCCTTCCAGTTTTTGAAGACGCCTCGGTCCATTTCATAGACAGGAGATTTCAAAAAAGGGACTGGAATGCGTAAGCTGTTGCAGGATAAGGAGTTATAGCCTTACGCTTCCTTACGGATTCTTACCTCACGTGTTTTCTGTAAGTCTTTGTAGGACAAGGAGTTATAGAAACCTTACGGATCCTTACGCTTTAATGTAACTTTTTAATGAATTTTGGCTTGAAAACATATAGAGATTATGCAAACCGGTAAGGATCGGTAAGGATTTTGTAAAGCTTTGTAAAACAAGGAGTTATAGAAAAAGCGTGAGGTAAGGATAGGTAAGGAAGCGTAAGGTTATAAGGCTTTGTAGGATAAGGAGTTACAGTCTGGGGTTTTGCCGGTCCCCGGAGGGGAGAGGCGGATAGGAGGGGGCGAGATTTTGGCAAAATCTATATCAAAGAATTTTCAGAAGCGGGCGAGATTTTGGTGAAATCTCAACCGGTTTTTTCAAAAAATTTTTAAAAACCTTTTAAAAAACGCGGATATAAAGTAATATCAGAAGGAAGAGGCGATCCAGTTAGTTTTCCGCTCCCGCTAACTGGATCGCCTCGGGTATTTTATATGGGAGCGGAGAAATTAAGGAGTCTCATCATGATCGACGAAGCAAGGTTAGAGAAACTGCTGGACAAGGTTGAACTGTTCTTGGATCGGCAAAACCGCCTGCTAGAACGGTTGGAACCGTTCTTTGTAAAGTGGGCGGAGACAGTCGAAGAGATGCTAGAAGAAGAGAAGCATCTCTTCGACCGAAGTGTGGAAGAGGAGGAGCTGGCTGAGTAATCAGCCAGCTCCTCTAATGTATATTGGAGGTGAAAAAATGTTAGCATTAGAGAAAAGTGCGAGAGTGAAGGTATTAATTGACATCTTAGCTACGAGAGCGCATTTCCCTCTGGACAAGGATCTCTTGAAGGTTCAAGGCTTCCTGGCTGAGAAGGGGGAGGAGTTAATGGAAGCAGCCAGGAAGCCGGATGTAAAAGGAGTTCTTAAACTGGGGAAGGAGCTTCTGGATTTCCTTCCTCAGTTAGAGAAATGGAAGAAGGACAGGATTTGGGAAGAAGTGGTCTTTCATTTACAACAGGAGCTGGTAGATCTCCAGCGCATACCAAGAAGCTGGATATACCACTACCCGCTGAATGTCGTATACGGAGATTAGCTGCTTGTCCGTCCCTGGCAGCTAATCTCCGTGGTATATACAGGGACGGGGAAGGAGAGCAAAGATGGATGAGAGGTTGAAGAGAACAGCAGTGCTTGTGGGAGACCTGTGTGCTTTCTCGTCTGACGATAGTGCAGCAGAAGCAATAGTTGCTGGATTGCGGAGTGAGAAAGATGCGCTTGTTGCAGCTGCAGAAGAGCTTCTGCGCGGACAGAAAGAGAAAGCAAATACCGTGATAGAGAAGGCGCGTAAGATTTCAGTTCTCGGCGCAGCTCTTGCAGAGCTGCAAGAGGGAGACGATACGATCGCGCATGTAGAGCAAGCGTTAGAGCTTGAGCTGAATAAACTGCGTTCTTGGGCATATAGGGAAAGAGTTTAGTTTTTCGGGGAGCGGTATATGTCGTATATTGAAGTGACATATACCGCTCCCCTTAGTTATCTATTTTTTGTTGGAAGGAGATGTGAAATGCTTGACAGGTATATAGCTCCAGTGTTAGAGGATATCCGGGATGAAAGCATTCCTGTTGAAAAACGGTACGTATATGCTGTACTCCTGGAGAGCTTCTCTAAGGAGCACAGCCAAGACAAAGAGTTGCAGGTCCGTATCAGCGGTCTCAGGAATGTCTTGAACAGGATGAGGGAAGATACTGGTCGTGTGAACCTTATAAGTGCGTGGATAGAGAAGAGAGTAAAGGAGATTCAAAATGGCTGAGCCAAAACAAATTTTCGGGTTGAAGCCGGATATTGTCGCAGCATTACCTAGGGAAGGTTACACTTATATCGTCACTTTCAAAGTACGGGGGGATAAGAGTGGCGATTTCGTTGTATATGACACATTTCATGCCGCCTCCAAGGAAGAGGCTTTAGAGAAAGTTTCGGAGGCGGTAGTATATTTGATGTCGCAAGACTCTACGTACAATGTTTGCATCAAGCGGGTGACTGCCTGGGAGATAGACAGAGCCCGCTTGATGCTCGGTAAATGAGTACATGGGCGGTATATGTCCTGTGTGGCATATACCGCCCACTAGTTATCTATTTTTTGTTCCCTGTAGGGAGGAGAGACAGGATGCTGTTACAGGAGAGAGTCAAGCGTATAGGATCGATAGTTGACCAGTTATGTTCCTTGCTACCAGACTTCTATACCTTTGTGCGGCTGAAGCAACTGCTTCAACACGAATACGACGGTCTGAAGAGAGCAGCTGCTGAGGAAGAGCGTGGGAAGGTATATTCGCATGCGAAGGGTATGGAAGTATTAGCTTCGGCGCTCTCGTACTTTGCAGCGAGGGAGAAAGACGAAGCAGCTTGTTTCGTGGTGGATGCTCTTCGCGTCGAGATTTCGAAGATCTTTTGAGGAAAGATGGAGAGACACATCACCTGGGAAGAGGTGAGGGAGAGGTGTCGAGACATACATAAGTGGATACGACAGCATCTTCCTACACCGTGTAAGGTATATGGGATCCCGAGAGGCGGATCCTGGGTTGCTCTTATGTTGTTTGCTATGGGAGGAGTGCAGCTATGTTGTGAGAAGGAAGCAGACTTGATAGTAGATGAGATCGCAGACACGGGTAAGACCCTGTCCAAGTATAGGTATAGATTGACAGCGGTCATGTACAGCAGGAAGGATTGCAAAGTTGCAACCTTCTCCGCGGAAGAGGTTGGACCAGAGTGGTTAGTCTTTCCATGGGAAAGGGAGAGGAAACTTTTCTGTTGAACCCTTTTTGAGACAGGAGTATAATAGCGCGCAATGAAAAAGGGAAGAGGTTGGTTCGGTAAATACCTCCCCCAGATGATAGCGGCAGCGGCGGTTACTTTCCTGACAGAGATGGTGAAGCTTTTGAGTGAGTACGTGAAGAAGAAAGGAGGTGAGGATGTAGAGAAGAAAGATGATGAAGCCGGTGTAGATGAGTAGTCAGTAGTTGGTGGTTGGTTGGTCGTTGGGTGTTAGTTAGTAAGGAGATTTAAGATGCCAGATCCCAAAGCTGTTGCTAAGGAAGCTGATAAGGCTGCTGCCGAAAAGAAGAAAAAGAATGTACAGTTGGTCTCCCCCCAAGTGAGACTTCCTGAGCCTCTGCGTCAACCGTTAGTGCAGAGAGCTCAGGAGACAGGCGTCTCCACTTCGCGGCTTGCGGCTCGTCTCCTTGCAGATAAGCTTCTCGAGGAGAAGCGGATCAGCAAGGAGGCTTACGATGCCGCTATTCAGCAGCTCGAACGACCTGCTCGCGTCTCGAAAGCTGCCGAGCAGATCCAAGAGCTGCAAAAGAAGCTCGCGGAGCTGGAGAAGCAAAACGAAGAGTTGCGGCAGCGGCTCGCCAGCAAGAAGTAAACTGTATGTCAGGGAGAGGGAGCATCGAGCTCCCTCTCCCTTTTCTTTTTTAGGAGAAGGGAGATGATAGAAGTACCAGAAGAGGGTAAGTATGTAGTTCTGCTCTCCGGAGGTTTAGATTCGACAACTCTCCTATACTACCTCAGATCTCTCAACTACAGAGTACATGCTCTGATCGTCTCGTATGGTCAAATGCATTTCAAGGAGACGCTCATAGCTTCTCTCCTCTGCAAAAATCTAAATCAGCCTTACACCCTTTTGAGAGTGTCAGGGTTGAAGACATGGACGAAAGTAGTAGAAGGAGAGTATACCCCGGAGAACACAAAGGCGATGACAGTACCTTTCCGCAATAGTATATTTCTGCTGCACGCAGCGAACCTAGCTGTGTCGTTAGGATGGAGACATGTAGCATACGCAGCACACAAAGGAGATGCTCCATATCCTGATTGCACTGCAGAGTATGTATATGCGATGAAGACTCTCCTGGAGCTTGCTCATCACGAACCTATCACATTAGAAGCTCCCTTCTTAGGTGCGACGAAGGGAGAGATAGTTCAACTAGGAGCAAAACTGGGAGTTCCTCTTGAGAGGACGTGGAGCTGTTACAAAGGAGGAGATAAGCACTGTGGTAAATGCCCGACATGCCTGGAGAGGAAGAAAGCATTCGAGGAAGCTGGCATTGACGACTTGACGGAGTATGAGCATGTTTGAGTATCGCATCGGGAAAGAGAGTACATTTAACCCTCTCCCGGCTAGTTCCTGGAGAGATGCATGGGACCGTATAGAGTCTGATTTGGTCTCTCTGCTGAAACAGGATCCCCGTAGAGTCGTTGCCGGGGATCTTTCTTCTTTAAGACCGCTGGAGAGATGCGATGTTAAATGTCTGCGCTACGACGAGTATGCGCAACGCTCTTTGAACACGGCAGGTTCTGTATTCACTGTCGTGGTTTTGAGAAACAAGAAGACAGGGGAGAAAAGACGCCGCTACTACGAGGTAAGGAGAGGTAGCAATGTGGCCGGTGGCATTTTGGTGTGAAGTTGAGGACCTCGGGATACGCAGCGCTCTTCCATCCGTGAGGTCCTTCGAAAGCGCGTGGCGGAGAGTTCGCGAGGAGATACTTCCGCGGCTCGAGGGTTTTACGTACGTAGACGAGCAGACGCTAGTAGGGAAACCGGTAAACGTCCGCAGGTGGAGAGTCAAGGATCTTACGCGACATGAGTACGAGGACATGAAGAAGAAGGTAGGCGAGATGAACCGGCTGGCCGCTTTGGGGAAGGCTCCCTTTAGGTTTCCTGTAGAGGTTTGTGTACGGAATGAGGAGACGGGCGATGAGGAGTACGACTGGTGTCTTTTGGAGGAAGAGAAGTGAGTAAGGTTGAAGTGTCTATCGAAGGGAGCAAGTTTGTTCCTCTCCCTAAAGTAGAAACGGTTGACGATGCTATATGGCGTTTGCATGCTTCTCTTATCTCTTTCTTGCGGAAGCACAAGATGCTTCTCCCGCCGAAGCTACGTAAATTCTTAAGTAGGGTTAAGCATCGCTGGATGGTTGTGATTTATGACGAGCGTGAGTGTGCTGACTGGAGGAGAGAGCGAGACAAGGAGCATAGCTTCCGAGTTCTGACTACTATCCGCGGAAACGGGGAAGAGAAGAAGGTATGTTGGCATATACTGACTGAATAGGAGAGGTAAGATGGAGTTCAGGTTCTACGTAGAGAACGGCCCGCAGAATCACCCTCTTCCTGCGCGTTCTTGGGTAGATGCTTGGCAAAAGATAGAAACAGAGGTTTTGCCCAAGCTTAAATTCCACGAGATAGATACTTCGACAAAGCCGTGGAAGATCGAGAGGGTGTCCAAAGAGGAGTGGGAGGAAGCAGAAGGAGATATGGTGAAGAGAATGCGTTCTTCTTCACAGTCCGGAGTTCTTTGGACAAGTACGGTTCCTGTTTTCGTATCTCTGCGTAAGGGAGACGAAGAGCAGACAAGGTACTACATTTTGAGGGTGTAGAGATGAAACTACTCCTAAAGCCTGTGTTGTATATTCCTCTCTTAGTTGCTATATGCATACCTAAATCCGAAGACGATATATTGCTAGATGCTTTGGAGCAGGTGGAGAGCGGAGGAGACATTGGAGCTGTTGGTGACAGAGGAAGAGCTCTGGGTCCTCTCCAGCTCCACAAGAGTTTTTGGTTAGATGCGCTGCAATATGCAGGGAAGAAGAATGAAGGAGAGTGGAAGTACATAGACAATGTTTGGAGCAGAAGTAAATCAAGACAGATTGTGAAGTGGTATTGGAAGAAGTATAAATGTAAGACCAGGTTAGAGAAGGTGTGCGCCTTCCATTGGGGACCGAAAGGAGCTCAGTATGCCCGCAAAGTTGAATATTATTACCGCAGATGTAAGATGTCCGCTGTGCGGAGGAGAAAAGGTAAATACGAAGGTAGGAGATGATCACGGCTGGTGGTGGAAATGCTATGACTGCTTGTGCTACTTCCTTGCACAGCCGTCAGAAGTAGATGGGGAGTACTATATTGAAATTCCCAAGAAAGGTACGCGAAAGATGACACCCGAAGAGATTAGGAGGATGTTACCGTGGACATAGACATTGTTGGTTCTGGCGGGGATATTACGGTCTTTGCTACTCCTCGAGAAGCGTACTTTGTGAGGAGTGAAAATGGCTGCAGAGCCGTCCAATTCTCCTTTACAGAAGAGGAGCTTGCTGAGATAGACCACAACTGGGATGTCGTCGTTGCTTCTACTGTTAAAGCCGTCAAGCTCTTCGGTTTCCCTCCTGGAGAGAAGAAAGAAGTTCCCAAGATTGAGTCCGGGAGGTTAGTGCTTACCGGAGTCACCTTGGAGAAGGAAGAGATACCGGACGAAGACAATATCTTCGTCATTGTCTCTGAAGCGGAGAGGACTGTGCTGCTCCTCAAGAGCGAGAAGGATTATTTCGTCCGAGCTCGCGCTGAGAGGGATTTTGGTCCGAAGGAATGGGGAGATGTCGCGAAATATATACTAGTGGGAGGAATGCTATGAAAGACATTAGAGAAGTTGTTCAGGAGAAGATCCTGGAGATACTGACACGAAAGGGTATATATCTCTTAGATCTTGAGAGCTTGAACCATACAGGATACACTTATGTAGGAGAACCGTGTGACGAGCCTTTCCGCAAGAGACACTACTACATCTATACACCGGATGGCTGGCAGGAGTTTGAGTCTGCCAGCACGAAACCTTCTCGTGCGCTCAAAGGAAGGCTCGTTATTGTCTATCACGAAGATACCTACCCAGACGGGAACGTGAGCAGGAGAATGACGATAGGATACGCAGATGTTAATTAGAAGTAAACCTTTGTATTCCTTCCAAGAGAAGGTAATAGACTTTGCGAAAGGAAGGGAGAGGGTCGGTATCTTTACTCCTTTCGGTTCCGGGAAGTCCTTTCTGGCGCTTCAGTGGCTAAGCACCCTGCCTGATCCTCTCCCTTCCATTGTCCTCTGTCCGCAGGGTTTGGTGCCGCAATGGGGAGCGGAGATTGAGAAGCACACAGACGCTTCTTATGTATGCGTAGATGGTTCATACGAGAAGAGAAAAAGTTTGCTGAAGAAGGATGCAGATATTTATGTCGTTGGGTATGATGCTGTCAGGAGCCGCCTCTACGAGGACCTTCAAGCCTTCTGCCCGAAGATAAAAGCCGTGATCGCAGATGAGAGCACGAGGTTGAAGGAGAGGAGGACCTTGAGGTGGAGAAGATGGTATAGCCTCCTGAAGCATACTAAGTACAGGGCTCTCCTGACAGGCTCCTGCTGGGAAGAGCACCCCGAAGAGATTTTCGGACAGATGCTCTTCCTGGATGACGGAGAGACCTTCTCCAAGAGTTTCATGCGCTTCCGCTACGAATTCTTTGTACCAGGACCTCCGTGGGCTCCTTATAAGTGGGAGCTCCAGAGGACGGCTCCTCAGCGTATGGCTGCGAGGATGAAGAACTGCATATACATCAAGGAGGAAGAGTTGTACAAGGAATTGCCCGAGAAAGAGTACCTGCGGATAGAGTTAGAGATGCCGATGGAGCAATACCGTCAATTAAGGGATGAGTATAGAACTTCTCTGGAAGGAGTAGAGATAGATGTTATGACCGCTGTCGAGAGAGTAATGAAGCTACATGAGCTGGCATGTGGTTTCGTATATGACCAGGGGAGAGGAGTAGACATACACACGATAAAGGAAGACTGGATAGTTGACAACCTTTCAGTTCTCCCCAAGCCTCTCCTCATCTGGTCGCATTTCAAATATCCTCTTCAACGCCTGATGAGTAAATTGCCAGTTCCTTATTCGACACAAGATACATTGCAAGATTTCCTGGATGGCAAGACAGATATACTCCTCTTGTCTGAAGACAGGGGAGGTCAAGGATTAAATCTTCAGAGAGCGAGAGCAGCTATCTTCATGAACTCTTCTTTCAAAGCTGCTCAAAGGAAAAATGCGGAGGCGAGATGTTACAGGATAGGAACGAAGTATCCTGTGCTGTATATTGATTTGGTCTGCAAAGGTACTATTGATGAATACGTCTTGGACGTGATTGAGAAGAAGCAGAGTATAATTGACGTTCTGCTAAAACACTTGGAGATAGCGGGAGCGGGCTCTGGCAGGTCTCCCTCCGCCTGCTAAAATGCACGTCTCCCCCCGCGTGCGCTTCCCGCTCCCGCTAAGGGAGTATGGAGATGTATCACTTTTCGAAAGTACCGCCGGAGATTATATTGAAGGAAGGGCTGAGCAGGAAGAGCAAAGGGCTGACGAAGGCGGGAAGCTGGGCGATAGAAGAAGGATGGCTTCCCGAGAATGTAATCTTCCTGTCCAGAGATCCGCCTCTTCCTCTTGATGGTTATGTCTATCGTGTAAATGTGAAAGGATTAGACCTCCTTCCAGACTATCCTGCGTTGGTAGATTTAGGAGCTTTTGTCTGGGAAGAGTATATGTATTGGCCTGAAGGAGAGGTTCCTGAACGGCTGCGCGATAGGCATGATCCGTACTGGGGTGTCTACTACAAGCACATTACAGCAGAAGACACCCTTGCGCTGACCGGAACGGCAGCTGTTGAGGGACCTATCTTTCCTTGGAGGATTGTGTATGAAAGTGGTAAAGATAGTAATCAATGAGGAGCACAGGCTTTTGAAGTGTCAGCATGAGGTATTAGAGAAGACATTCGGAAGAGCCTGGTATGAGTATATTCAGATCCCAGCTGGCGGGATGACTGCGAAAGAGCAAGTGGAATTAGCTGGGAGAATGTGGGAAGAAGAGTGCGATGTAGTTGTAGTATCGCCAGCTCCTGTCTTGCTGACGGAGTTGGTGAAGGTGAAAAAGAAGAAAGGGAAACTCTATGTTTTCGTGAATGATAAGAGAGAAAAGATTGAGAAGGATGGCAGAATCCTTCTCAAACTACCAGCAGATGGATGGTACTTATGGGAGGTGTAAGATGACATATTACGTAGCTATCAAGAGGTACGGACGAAATCCGTGGGATACATCCTTAGATAAATTTACGGTAGACGCTTCCACGGCTCTCATTGCTGCTATGAAAGCAGCTGATATAAAAGTACCCGGAGGAGAGGACCCTCTGCAGTATATTGAGAGAACTTCCCTGAATGTAGATTACGAGATACCGCATCGTGTTGGTTTTGCGTATGAAGAATTTTCGGTAGGAGCCGGACGGACAAAGGAAGAAGCGATGGCTATGCTGACGCAGGTAGATACTCCTGGAGATGATGATGATGAATGGGAGGAGTTAGAGGATGCTTCTTGAAAAACTCCGGCGTTACAGAGACTTCTTGCACGAGGAGTTTCGTAAGCAGAGTATGGGTATATGGAATGATTTGACATGTATAACTCACAAAGCTTCCCTTGACGATTGTGTTACTATCTTAGAGCAGTTATATGAGATTGCTGGGCTGGGAGCGGAGAATGCGAGAAGAGCAGCCAAGGCGCGTATATACCAAGAAATGGAGAGCGTAAAGGACATGGTAGAGAAAGTTCTCCAGAGCGCCGAGAGTATGCATCCGTGGGAGCTCGAGAAGATAGTACATTCTCTGATAATAGTGAAAGCCATTAGCAATGGTGGAGACCCGAAGAAAGCAGTGAAAGCTTTTGAGAAGAAATTGAGGAGGCTGTGAGATGCAAGAGTTCAAACCTATCCTTGAGAAGATCAGAGAGTACAGCCAGCGCGTACATAGAGAGTTTGATCTCCTTAAACATGGTCTCTGGCCATCAGTAGAAGAGGCTCAGAAGAGAGCTTCTCTCCGAGACTTCATCACCGTCCTGGAGTGTTTGTTTGAGATAGCTGGAATACCAGCTGCAGATCAAGTGTCTATAGAAAAGACCCTGAAGGAGAGCGTAGCGAGGGAAATAGAAGGTATCGGAGATGCTGTAAATGCTGCTCTCCTGCGCGCAGAGGATATGGAAGCTTGGCGGCTGGAGAGAATAGTCCGTCTCCTGTTGACTATAAGAGCTATTAGCGATAGAAGAGATCCCGAAGAGGAAGTGAATGCTTTCCTGAGGAGGCTCGAAGAGATATGAAGCCACTACCTCCTACGAGACAGGGTCTGACGAGAAGAGAGATTATATGTGGCAATAAAGTATTCATTACCGTAAACTTCTTTGAGAACGGTGAGCCGTGTGAAGTTTTCGCGACTGTAGCGAAGATAGGTTCTACCCTGCAAGGTTTCGTAAATGTTGTCTGTATATTAGTCTCTGCTCTCCTGAGGAACGGAGTTCCCTGGAGCGAAGTGCGGGAGAAGCTACGCCTACACCACTTCGTTCCTTCTGACGACAAAGACTCGAGCATAGTACACGGCATAGCACGCGTTGTGGACGAGCTGATCGGGGAGTGGAAGAATTTTCTTGCAGATAGGAAGAAGGAGGAGTATAATAAGAATGGAAATGAAGAGCATAACGCACAGTAGCAAGGAATGCTTCCTGGAGTGCCCGTACAGATATTTCTTGGAGTATATCAGACTGCTTACTCCCTCTGCAGCTGCAGCTCCCTACCTTACTTGGGGACAGCTTGTGCATGCTGCTTTGGGTTGGATGTCCGAGAGAGAAACAATGGACACTGAAGGTGCAGTGGAGGCGTTGCGAGAGTACTTCGAAGAACATCCTGAGGGGGTACAGATAGATCTGGTAGATGCTATGCTATACTCCCTGGACAAAGTTCTAAAGGGGTGGCAGCTGAAATGGGCAGAGAAAGACAAGGACCTGGAGACTGTTATGTCCGAGGTTCCTTTTGAGATGCCCCTTCCCTCAGGCTATGTCTTTAAAGGGAAGATTGACAGGATCGTCAAGGATAAGAAAACCGGAAAGTTGCTTCTGTGGGAGTGGAAGACACCTTCTCGTGTGATATGGCAGAACTATCTTCTTGGCGGACAGGGTTTAGGTTATGTCCTGGGAGCGAGAGAAGCTCTCGGCTTTGATGTAGACACTATTCAGTATGATTTCCTTTTGAAACCGGCGAATAAGAGACAGTATGAGACGGAAGTAGATTATTGGGAGAGGATAGGAGAATCCGTCCTCCTGTCCTATGACAAGTATTTCTTCCGTCCAGATCCTTTGACATACAGAGAAGAGGAGATACGACGCTACAAGGTTGAGTTAGATGACATTACGCAGATGATAGAGTTCTGCCGCAGAGAAGGTATCTTCCCGAAACACCACGCAGCAAACCGCTTCGGGAAGTGCGCGTTTGAAAGAGTGTGTTTGTACGGAGATGAGAACGGATATTTCGTGAGAGAGAATTTTCACCCTGAACTGGAGAGCATCCATGTTAAACCAGGAACCGACGAAGATTGAAACAGACCCGAGAAAGTACATGACCTTAGTCTATGGGATTGCAGGGGTAGGAAAGACTACCTTCTGCTCCCAGATACCAGATCACTACTTCCTTATAACAGAACCCGGTACTGAAGGCGTGGAGGTGTACGGCTCCGTAGTACAGAGCTGGGAAGACTTCTTGCGTCTCGGCGAAGAGCTGATAAAAGCGAAGCAGGAAGACTTCGCAGGACAGAGGCGCATAGAAGTCATCGTCATAGACACATACGAAGCCTTGTATAAGATGGCAGGTGAGTGGATCTGCATGCATGAAACCTTCCTTGTGAGGGGCCGTGCACAACACTTCAACAAGATTGAAGATGTTCCTTGGGCACTTGGATATAGACGTACATCGGAGCTCGTATTAGAGAAGCTACTGAAGCTGAAGAGGATGGGTTACGGTATATTCCTCACCTCACACGCTAAAGAAAGGACTGTTACATGGAGAGGTGAGGAGGTATCTCACTTCGGTCCTAATTTATCACAAGCCTCTGCAGAGGCGCTAGTAAATGCGTGTGGTGCGGTTGGTTTCTTCACGATGGAACAGGAGGTGGAACGGACAGAGGAGAAGAAGATTGTACGCGAGAGTAGATGGATGTATTGGCAGCCGCAGTTCATGCGTGTTGCCAAGCATCGCCTAGCCGGGTTCCCAGAGAAGTTGCCGCTGCCGCTAAATGGTTGGGAAGTATATGTGAATGCGTTTAAGGAAACCCTTAGTAAGGAGAGAGGAGATGCCGCAAGGTAACCAGGACGAAGTATTAGAGTCGCTGGCGCAGGATTTTCCAAAAGAGAAGCTGCAGCAAGTGGCTGCACGCACAGGTCCAGGTCAGCTCCCGCCTGGGCAGGTAGTGTTGAAGGTCCGGAACGCCTATCTGGGGAGATCGCAGATGGGCAACCGGATGATTACCATCGAGTGTGAAGTAGTGTCGCACTCCGCAGGAGAAGAGTACAAGGGAGCGACCTACTTCATACCGCGCGTGGTCGAAAACGAGGACGGTTGGGCATACTTCAACGGTATGCTCGTGAACCTCGGCTTCGACCCTGTCGTAGATATTAAGACGCAGTTGCTTCCCACGCTGGATGCTCTCAAGGGTATCCAGTTCCGCGCTAACCTGACGGAGAACCAGCAGGAAGGTATGCCGCCCAACTGCTGGATTAACGCAGGCGCGCGGATCGAAGGCGGTAGATTCTGAGCCTGACGCGGAGGCGGAGTACTCTTCGGAGTACTCCGCCTCTATTGGAGAAAAGAAATGAGGTTCTATTGTAAAGTTACGGGTACATTTGATGCTGCACACTCCATAAAAGGATATGAAGGGAAGTGCGGACAGCTACATGGTCACACCTGGAAGGTAACCGTATATGTAGAAGAGAATGCGGAGATCGTATGCGAGAACGGCTATGACGTAGACCTTTCGCAGCTGAAGGCGGATCTGAGAGAAGTCCTCGAAGAGATGGATCACCGGGATCTAAATTACCTCTTTAGTAAACCGACAGCGGAGAACATAGCAAGGCGAGTATTTCGAGCACTGTACCGCAAATATAATATATTCAAGGTAGAAGTAGAAGAGACCCCAGGAAGCGGAGTGATCTTCACCAATGATTAAGATGCATGAAATCTTCACGAGCGTACAGTTTGAAGGGAGTAAATACGGAACGCCTTCCCAGTTCTATAGGTTCTGGGGATGCAACCTGAAGTGCGAGGATTGCGACACTCCACAAGAGGAGTGGGATTGGTTTCCCTTCGAGCCGGAGTGGGCACGTCCGCGGTGGAAGCATGTCGTCATCACAGGAGGAGAGCCGACTATACAGGCGGACGGTTTGCTTGCATTAGTCAAAGTTCTGCTGAAGAACGGGCACAGCGTACAGGTAGAAACAAACGGAACTCACCCACGAATACTCGAGCTACTTCCTGACGAAGTCTTCATCACGGTCTCTCCGAAAAAGGGATCGAGAGGAGATGCTATAACCTTGGCAGATGAGGTGAAGATCGTTCCTGGCATGAGCCCTGAGACTTTCATCGAACAGGCTCTGGAGAAAGACAAACCCGTCTTCATACAGCCAAATGCGATGCACGAGGACGGGTTAGAGGAAGCTATACAGTATATCAAGAAGTACCCGGACGCAAGGTTGAGTATACAGGTACATAAGTTATTAGGATGGAGGTGACCATGGACGGCAAAGATATCCTCAATAAGTGGAACAACATTCCGCTAGGCGATGTCATGATTGGAGCGGGAGAGGATCTTGAAGCCGATGACGTTTTGAAGACGCCGGACAGGTTCCTCTCCGCTTTGCAGGAGATGATCGCAGGCTATGAGCAAGACCCTCTGGAGATAGCCACTTCGGCTGTCTTTCCCTTCGAAGAAGGGTCACCGTATGTAGTTGTGCGGGATATAGACTTCATGTCTATATGCCGCCATCATCTGCTGCCCATCATCGGGGTAGCTCACGTAGGATACAAGGTGAATGAGAGCGTGATAGGACTATCAAAAATCCCGAGAGTGGTTGAAGCGTGGGCACGTAGATTGCAGGTACAGGAGAAGATGACCGAGGAGATCGCAGACACAATAGACCAGGCGATAAACCCGGAAGGTCTCCTGGTCGTAGTAGAAGGAAGACACCTGTGCTGCACAGGAAGAGGAATAAAGAAGACCCACGCTACAATGGTCACAGCAGCAGAAAGAGGTGAAGTCGATAGCTTTTTAAGGAGGCTCGTCTGTGGATGTATGTCTAATCGTTCCTCCCGCTCATATTGAGGTCACGCGAGCGTTCCAGGGTAGATTTTGTATAGGAAGCGTGGCTCTCCGAAATCGCAGGTACAGGGATTTCTTCCGGTACGCTGCGAGAGAGGAGGGTCTTATTGTCATCCTGGACAATGGAGAGTATGAAGGAGAGAGGCTATCGGACGATGACTTGCTCCGCTTGGCAGACTACATTGATGCTTCTCTCGTCGTCGCACCTGACAGGATCGGCTGTCCAGCATGGGAGAATTTGAAGATGCAGCTTGCATTTCAAAGGAAGTGTCAGCGTCCGACAATGTTTGTAGGACAGCTCAACCCTGAAGGCGGCGAAGAGGAGAGAAGAGCTTTCTTCGAAACCTTCCAGATAGCACTGGACGCATTCCCGGCAGTGTCCATAGGGCCGAAGGCGGTTTCGTGGCTCTACGGGAAGGATCCGGTCAGAGATGACTCTAACAGATGTAAATGTCAGTTCGACTTCTGGCTGCGGCAGATACCGCACAGCAACTATGTACACTTCTTGGGTTTAGACGATGAGTATATGTGGCTTCAGTACTGGAAGACACCTAATTCAGTAGATACAGCGTCTCTCTTCTGGCAGGTGATGGAAGCCTCCGTCGAGGAATTGCCATATCTCTTTGACGAAGAAGGCTTCCACTCCCGCCGGAGGAGACCAGAAAATTATTTCGAGAAGGAATATGAGATGACGACGGTGAAGAGAAGAGCGCTGGAGAGGCTCTTCTCTTTAGTTCATCACTACGCACTTGGAGAAGAGTGATGCAGGTACTGGATCTCAGCGAATACCCTGCCGAGATGATAAATAGGAAAGACCTGCCTGTCGCGATAGACACAGAGACGGCAGGGACGAACTATGTTCCGTACTACTTCTCCTGGGCTGCGAAGGATCTAGGAGCAGGAGGCGGTCCTTTCCTCTCCCCGAAGGGAGGTCCTTTCATAAAGAAGTTGGCAGAGTCTTCTCGCCCGAAGATTTTTCATAACTGCAAGTTTGATATAAGGGTCTTGGCTCAGTTAGGTATTGAAGTAAAAGGAGAGATACACGATACCTCTTTGATGCATGCTCTCCTAGATGAGCATCACATAGAAGCTCATAGGTTGAAAGCTCTCGCCAGGGAGATTTTAGGGCGTCCGCGTTTGGACGAATATGAGTTACATGAAGAGCAGAGAAAGTACCCTAAGGAGGAGATGAACCTGCATGTACCTCAGACCCTCCTTCACAAGTATGCGGTCGCGGACGCACAGGACACATTAGACCTCTTCTACGTCTTCAAACCGCAGCTCATAGAGGAAGGTCTGTGGGATCTCTACAGAGATGAGGTTGCAGCCGCTCTCGTCTATTTAGAGATTGAGGATAGAGGCGTCCTCGTGGACATGAACGCTCTGGACAGTGCATGGAAGGAGATCATCCACGCGCAGAACATAATCCAGGCGAAGGTGTGGGAGCTGTTTGGACAGGAATTTAAATTGTCTTCTCCGCGACAAGTAGGAGAAGTGATGGGTCGCATCTTTGCTCTTACGGAAAGGACGCCGACAGGTCAGTGGCGCGTCTCAAAGCAAGTGCTGGAGAAGTATATCGACGATCCAAGGGTCCAGTACTACTTCGCCTGGAAGTTTTTGGATGCGGCAAGAGCGAAGTTGGAGAATTATGCCAGGTGCATGCACGAAGACGGGAGGCTGCATCCTTCCTACAGACAGACGACAACGACAGGAAGGACCGCATGCTCCGAACCTAACTTGCAGAACATACCTAAGCAGCGAGGGAGAATTACAGAGGTAGAAGTAGGAGATCCGGAGCTAGCGAAGATGTGTAGAGAAGCTTTCCGCTCTACGCGGAGGGTGTTCGTAGCTCCGGAAGGCGCTACTCTCTACTCCTTCGACTACTCTCAGATAGAGTACAGAGTAGCAGTCCACTACACTGGAAGTAAGAGGTTGATTGAAGCTTTAAGGAGAGGCGAAGATGTTCACTCCATGATCTGCCAACTGGTGTTTGGCAAGGTAGATCCGCGTACACGCCACATCACGAAGATGATAAACTACGGCTGCTTATACGGGATGGGAATGGGTACACTAAAGCAAAAGGTCCTGCAAGGAGAGCCGGGCGTAGATGCGGAATACACCATGCGGTTGTACAGACAGAAATCACCTGAGCTGCTACAGCTGCAGAGAGAAGCTACGTTGGTAGCTCAGCGGAGAGGTTATGTGAAGGATGTTTTTGGGAGGAAGTACAGGTACGATCCTGATAGACCCTACGCAATGGTCGCCTGGCTCTGTCAAGGAACAGCAGCCAACATCAAGAAGTATGCTATAAGGCGTGTCCATGAGATCCTGAAAGGGAGGAGAAGCGGGATCATCATGGACATACACGACGAGATCGTGTTGGAAGTATATCCGGAGGACGAACACCTCTTACCGAAGATAAAGGAAGCGATGGAGGACTTCCCTCAATTCTCTGTCCCTATCACTGTGGACGCAGCAAAAGGACCAAATCTGCTGGACATGGAAGGGGTTGAGCTATGATTATGGTTGCGTGCAGCGGCGGGATGAAGAGCGCGTTAATGATAGAGTACGCGAAGCGGGAGAAGAAAAAGGTTCTCCTCGCGTACATTAGAAGAAGGATCCCCGCAGAGAGGAAGGAATTAAGGTGCGTACATGAGTTGGCTGCTCATCACGGATTGGACCTCATAATCCGAGAACTTCCTGCCAGGGAGAGGAATGTAATGCTGGGGCCTCTCCTGTATTGGTATCTCCTGTACATCGCCGAGATGTATAAATGCAGGGAGCTGTGGATAGGAGTATCCGCAGAAGATACTGGACCGGAAGCAGAAGAGGGTTTCTTCCGTTTGATGTCTGCGATGCTGGAGAAGGTGCAGCCGATGTATGATGAATTCGGTCTCTTCAGAGGAGACCGATTGGACATCCAGACACCTCTTCTGCAGCTGACGCACGAACAGGTAGTTATACTGGGAGAGAAGTTTGGTGTACCATGGACACTAACTACATCCTGTTTGAGAGGAGGGCGGTTCGACTGTGGAGAGTGCGAAGGCTGTGCTCGTAGGAGAACCGCCTTCTTCTTTGCGGAGGTGGAGGACCCGACGCTCTATGCGAAGACTAGCAATTGACCCGTCGATAAATACCGTAGGATGGGCCGTGGAAGAAGACACTATACGCTTCGGCACCATCAAGGTGAAGGGAGTAGATATTCCTGAGAGAATAAAGCGGATAGTACAGCTTTTAGATGAGAAGGTAGAAGGACGCTTCGATGAGATCCTCATCGAGATGCCTGGTCCATTTGGCTCCTACAAGAGCTTAGGGTCCTTCTCCAGTACAAGCCTCTTTAAATTGAGTTTTGCAACAGGCGCTATCGTCCTATGGGCAACTGGGAGGTCTGACAATGTGAAGTTGGTACCTGTAGCGACGTGGAAAGGGCAATTGCCGAAGCACGTAGTATATGAGAGGATTAAGAGGGATTACCCGGATGTAAAGAGCGATCACGAAGCGGATGCTATAGGTATCCTTCTGTGGAGGAGAAGAAATGAAGAAAGATGACGTGAAAGAAATCATGCAGAGTCTCTTTGACGAGTGTCTGCAAACCCTGGAAGAGAAGAGCAAAGATTACGGTTCACACTTCGACCTTCTTACAAACTTCAAGGAGATAGCCAGAGCGGAAGACGAGAAACCGCTCAGAATAATTTCTATCATGGGGTCGAAGCAGCTAAATACTATCAGGAACTTCACCAAGGGAAGGACCTTGGTGACCGAGCCTTTGAGGAAGAGGATTGTAGATGCGATAAACTACTTATGTCTCCTTTACTGCATGGCGAAGGAGGAAGGCTATGACGTTTAAAGAGTGGCTGACAGACACGAGTACATGGAGCTCTAAGCTCCTCATTGGAGTTGTAGCAGTGTGTGCAGCATTCGCCTGTCCTTTCGGAGTAGCTCTCCTTGCTCTCTCGTGGTTCCTCTTTTACAGAGGGAACCCGGAGAAGGAGAGGAAGCTTAAGAACGTTGTAGTCGCAGGGTGTAAATTGATAGCGATGCTGATACTCCTTCTCGCATTGCTGCAGGCGATACTACCGTCTCTGATCGTACACTTAGTGTAGGAGACAAGGGATGAAGAGTTACTACGTTCTCTTTTGTCCGGGTCTTAGCCGCGTTAATATACCAGCCCAAATCATGGAAGGTCCTATCTCAGCTCCTTCCCCGGAGCACGCCCTCGCAGTCGCGACTGTTGCTCGCGCCTTGAAGAGAGACGATCCGGACAGGATAATGAAGCTTACTCGGAGAGGAGCGCTACAACGGGTATCGCGGGAGTATTTTGGTGCGAAGGAGATTGTCCGGGAGAGAGGCGGACTGCTCTGGCGGAATGTTAACCTGTTCGCAGCTGTAGCTACTTCCCCTGCAAAAGCTACGGCTCTTTATCTAAAACACGTAGAAGGAGACAAGGAATGAAGAGCTATTACGTTCTTTACTACCTTATAGGGAGATCCTATTTTGAGCGTTTCTGGGAAGACGCTCGCAGCATGGACGGTCCTATCGAAGCGCCTTCTCCTGTACATGCTCTTGCGCTGGTAGTTCTCCCAAGGTATTGCGAGAAAGACGACACCCCAGAAAAACTAAAAACTATGACTGACTGGGGTGTTTTGCGGAGGATCAAGAGATGCTGGGGAGAGCCATACACGCTCGAGCGTAGAGGAGATACATTGTTCTGGTATGGCGAGAACCTGAAAGCAGCTGTAGCTACTTCTCCTTCGAGGGCTACAGCTCTCTTCTTGAGAGGAGAAAATAGAAAGAGGAAGGTTATGTACTGGGTGGTTTTCAAGAAGTACGAGGATAGCTCTGACTATGACAGACCGACAGGGTGGTACTATCTCACCAGAGAAGCGGTCACTCCTCTCGAAGCTCTGGCTCGCGCGTATTACTGGGATGATATGATGGCGCACTGCAATAGGATATTCTCGGAAGAGTGCATGCGGAAGTACTTCCGAGACATCATGGAAATCAGAATTTTCAAAGAGACAACGAGAACCCTGTGCGGAGCGGATATACCTCACGTTTTCGGAGTCGCGCCTACAAGAGAAGAGGCGATAAGGCTTTGCCGAGAAGCGTCAAGAAGGGAAGGAAGAGATGACACGAAGGGAGATAGAGTGTGAGTTTGCCCAGGAATGCGGAGCAGAGGCGGGTCCTGTCTTAGGAGCAGGTCCGACGGATGCTCGCATAGCCCTCATCGGGAGAAATCCTGGGAGGATGGAGATTGTAAATGGTCTTCCTTTCGTCGGACCTGCAGGCCGGAAGTTAGATGAAGCTCTGAAGATAGCCGGTCTCGATAGGAAGACACTGTATATTACGAATGTCGCGAAGTGCATGTTTCCGGGAGACGCGCCTCCGTCGAAGAGTTGCATAAAGAGATGCGTTGAAAAGTACTTGCTAAAGGAGCTGGAGAGCTTGAAGAACCTGGAACTAATTATTACCTTGGGGAACGAAGCTCTTCAGCTATTCCTTCCGACCGCAAGGATAGGCTCTTTCCACGGTATATTTTTCGACGCAGAGAGGTTTTGGAAAGTAAAAGTTTTTACGAGCTTCCATCCGAGTGCTGCTCTGAGGTCTGCGAAATATGATGAGTTGTTTCTCCAGGACTGGCGTCAGCTGGCTCGAGCTTTATAACAGGGAGCTCTCTAACGGTAGAGTCGAGGGAGATCTCCTTGGGGAGGAGCGGCATGACTATTTTTCGAAAGAAACTTATGGGGTCCTCCCGGAGGCTCTGCTCGAAAGCTGTCGCAAAGCAAGCTATGTTCTCGCTCTTAGCAAGGACTCTATCCAGTGCTTGGAGGACAGCTCTTCGTCCGTCAACGTACTTAACTTCTTTCTGATCCATTTCGCTCTCTCCCTTATTGCTATTAACTCTCCCTCGGTGAAAGGCTCTTCCCTTGTCTGGCTCATCACGCCTTCCTCTATACGAGGGAGAGGAAGACCTAATAAGATGGCTGTGCGTAAAACTGATGCGGGGATGGACAGCCACCACCTCTCTGCAGCAGCATTGAATAATGCTACTTCGCCTTTGCTTTCTAACTGTAAATTCGTCCGGAATGCTGGCCAGTCAACGCTAACTTGTCCTACCTTCACTTCTTTCACCAGCAACCCGGACAGCATCGCGTCATGCCACAAGCTGTTCTCCGGGATGACTCTCCCTCGAACTTTTAGCGGCTTGGGCGTTAAATCTCTGAGCCACAGCGGTAAAGCGCACCATATTCGTAGCATGATATCTTTATACAGGTTTGTAGAAGAAGGTGTAAGGAGAAAAGAAGATGGAGACAGTATTTAAGGTGATGTGTGTTGCGATCACTATATTTTACAGCTTGCTTTCCCTCTTACTCCTACTTTTCCTTGGGTATCTCCTTGGAGGCGGGAAGGATGCTGGAAGGTCTTGAG